TCTACTTCAGAAGGTTCTTCCTTTTCAATATCAGGTTGTTTTATGTCTTCCATATAAAATAATATATATATATCAAATTAACTTTATTATAATAACACAATAAAATTAAGGTTAAATAACTGACTAAAAATGTAAAAATCTAAAAATCTAAAATGTTTATTCTGATTTATCTTTAAGATAACGTCCTTGTAAAGACCTTCTCTTTTTATCACCAACAATAATATTTTCTCCACAGTCAGAATAATCATTAATTAGTAATAACTTTGATTTTAATTCTTTCATAAATTTTATATTTTGTCCGAATTGTTTAGAATCGGCAACTTTCTTTTCTACTTTTCCACATTTAATAACAGATTGGTTATTAATGTTATTAATGTTATTAATGTTATTAATGTTATTAATGTTATTAATGTTATTAATGTTTCCTTCACTGCGAATTGGAATATTGATGATTGATAAAACGCCTAATTTTGTTATATCAATAGATGCTCCATTCCAAATATATCCATAAGAAATAGTTGTCTTTTTCTGATAAAGAACAAATTGAGAATCATTGCTTTCTGATTTGATTAAATAATATCCATCTAAATCTGATTCAGATGGTTTATTTTCTAAATGTCCCATAATTGGAATAATATTAATATTTCCATTTTTACCTATATCTAACTGAATTGTGTTATTTATAGAATCTTTGGTATCAGATATAGTTGAGTGAGAACTAATTGTTTTATTTTCTATCTCCTGATTCTCAGAAAATAGAGATAATACTAAAATATATTTCATTGTAAATATAAAAGATTATAATTATCCTTATAAATTAGATTTAGAAAAATAAAAAGTTTAATTAAATATTACAAAATTATTATAAAATTATTACAAGTGCCGTTTAACGATTTAATTTTTCAGATATTTTTAATATTATATTTTTAATTTACCTTTACTAAATTCGCCGTTTTTAACGATTTTTTTAATAAAATTTAAATTGATTTTAAAATTGATTTATATTTTCTCGATTTAAGAATATAACACTTACATAAATATAAAATCAAATTAACCGTTATTAAATAACACCAGTCTCAGTTAAACTTAACAAATCTGAATAAAAATTTAACAACTATTTAAACTTTTATTAACACATCTGTATTATATTATTTTAACTATATTAAAAACTAAACAAAACTAATAAAAACTAAACAAAATGGCTGATAAACAACCTAATCTGATTAAATTTCCGGATTTTATTCCTGCTAAGACTATTCGTTTTTCAAAAAAAAGTATTGAAAGTAAAGATTATAATTTTAAGCGTATCCCTATTACTGATAAAGATGGAAATGATATTTATCTAACTACTCATGTTGGTCAATTCAGATTTTGTGAATTAAAAGATCGTGATAATAATGAAGGGTCTATGTTTAAAGCTTCTTTAGAATGTAATAATGAAAATGATGATGCAAAACAATTTGTTGAAAAGTTGGATGTTGAACTCGGAGATTATTTACTTAAAATGGGAGTTAAAAATTCGATTGCTTGGTTTGGTGAAGAAATTGATGAAGAAATAATGCAAGAATATGTTAAGAGTATTATTTATAAACCTGAATCATATCCTGCCAGTTTTGGTTTAACTATTTATGATTATGAAAATAAGAATCTTCTTTTAATTGAACCAGATGGAACTGAAATTGAAAATCCTAATTTACCAGAAAAACTAAAAAGTGGTTATCAAGGGCGTTTAATTATTCATTTAACTTCTATAATTATCAAGGCGAACAAATCTATTAAGATTGCGATTAAGATTAAAACAATTGGTGTAACCGAACATTCTGAAATGACAAGTTCTTGTTCTGATATTACAACTTATGAAAAAGGTTCTTTGAGACTTGGCGAAATCGAAAAGAAAAAGGACAAAGATGGAAAATTAACAGGTGGTAAATTTACAACTGGAAAAGTTAATGGTGGACGAATTGTTTTCCGAGTTAAAGATGTTAGTATTGCTCCGTTTATGTTTGAACAACAAGATAAAACTGATAAGTCAAAATACAGTTACTCTGCTAATATTAAATTGGATAATCCAGAAATGTTAGAAGCAATTGTCAACTTACAAAATGATGTTAAAGATGAATTAGTTAAGAATTCCAAGGATTATTACAAAAAGAAGTTAAATAGTAAGTTAATTGATTCTAAATTAAAGCCTTTTATCAACTATAGTAAAGATGATAAGGAAAAGATTAAAAATGGTGAAGAACCGACATATTCTCCGACAGTTCGAGTAATGTTTGGTAAATACAATAATGAATTTTCAGCAAAAGCATTTGATAAGGACGGAAAAAAATTAGATACAGATATGACAGATTTCTTAACTTTGGGACACTCTGAAAAGAAATGTGATAGTTCTCGTAAATATGATATGGATATTTCTCTTAAGCATGTTTGGTTTGGTAGTGATAACACAACAATTCGGTGGGATTGTTATCGTGTTCAATTGGCTTCAACTGTTTCTAAACCAAAGATTCGTTTTGGTGATAATGCTAAATCCGAAAAAGTTGCAAGTTCTGGTGATGATTCTGATGGTAAGGAAGATGATTCTGATTCTGATTCTGATGCTAAGGATGGTGCCGATGCTAAGAAAGAAGATAGTGGAGCAGATTCATCTTCGGAAGAAGAAAGTGACGAAGATTAAATTAAAATATATTTGATTACTTATAATGAAATTATTTACTTATTTACTTATTTACTTATAATAAATTTTTATTTTTTATACTTATATAAAATTGAAATTAATTAATTTTATATTTTAAATTTTATATTTTAAATTTTAATATATTTTAAATTTAACATACTAATTTATAATTAAAATATTATAGATTAATAAAATATTTCAAGGTTTCAATATTGAAATATTTGTAATTATTATAAAATCAAAATGCAGGTTGGTTCTTTGTCTCTGTTTATTGGACCAATGTATTCAATGAAGACTACACAATTAATTAAATCTATAAAAAATTATAATAGTTCAGAAAGGTTAATTGTTAAACATATAGCAGACGATAGATATGGGTCCAGTAATCAATATATCGCAACACACGATGGAACTAATATTCCGTCATTATCATATCAAACATTAGAAGAATTTGTTTCCGATAATATAAATCATTTAGTAGATAAAAAAATTAAAGCAGTTTTTATTGATGAAGGGCAATTCTTTGGTGATTTATACAATTCAGTATATGATTTAGTTAATTTATATCATAAAAATGTTTATGTTGCCGGTTTAGATGGAGATTATAAAAGAAATCAATTTGGTGATATATTAAAATTAATACCAGAAGCGGATTATATTACTAAACTAACTGCTAAATGTTATATCTGTAATAATCCAGCTCCATTTACCAAGAGATTAAATAACGAAAATGATAACCAAATTATTGTTGGAGGAAATGAATTATATCAACCATCATGTAGAGAACATCATACAAATTGATAACCAAATTGATAACCAAATTGATAACCAAAATAAAAAATAAAACGAAATTATAAATTATAAATTTTATCATATTTAACTTTTCATATAAATTTACTTAAATTTATTTTAATTTTTATCATATTTATTTTTGAACTTAAATAAATTGTGTATATATTTTATTATAATATATATAGATACTTTTAATAGTTTATTGTAAATAATATTTTTTTGTAAATAGTAAATTATATTTTTTTTGTAAATAGTAAATTATTTATAATGGGCCGAAAAAAGGAAGAACCTAAAGAGGATAATATTCCTACTCAAGAATCAACTGTCACAATGGTAGTTGAACCAATAAAGAAAGAACCTAAAAAAAGAGGTCGGAAACCAAAGGAAAATGTAGAAGTCGTTGAAAAAAAGAATAAAAAAAGAGGTCGGAAACCAAAGGAAAAATTTAATTTTAGCACAAGTGGATTAGATTTCAATTCTACAATTGATAATGAAAATGAAAGTATTATTGTTAGGTTACCTATTTCTTCTTTAGATTTAAACTCAGAAATAGATTATTCTATTAATAATTTATTAATGTATAATCCAAATGTATATAATCCAAATCCTTATGACCCGAATGATCCTGATATTATAAATATTAAAACTCAAAATCAAGTATTTGAAAATGAAAAAAATGAAAATGAAAATCAGAATGAAAATCAAAATGAAAATGAAAATCAAAAATCTGATTTATCAACTTCCAATGAAACAATAAATTTAAAGAATAAGAAAGTAAAAACATATGATATTACTACAAGTATTGATATAAATAATTATCAAGATTTGTCATTAGAGGAAGATAATTTTTCTCTTTTAAGAAAAAATATAGAAAATCATAATATTTTAAAAGAAAATAACTTAAATAAGAATGTATTATCAAATATTCTTGGGTCAAAGAGCACCAGACAAATTGATATATTACTACAAAATAAATATAAAAATGAAAAAAAATTAGAATTGTTAGTAGAATTATCAAACAATAAAAATGAATGGATAAATAAAACAGATATATCTTGTTTTTGGTGTTGTCATCAATTCGAGACAATACCTTGGGGAATTCCATTAAGATATGTAGATAATAAATTTCAATGTTTTGGAATATTTTGTTCTCCAAATTGTGCAACATCTTATATTTTCTATGAAATGAAAGATGATTATAATATTTGGGAATTAAATTCACTAATAAATTTATTATATTATAAAATACACGGTGAATATAGACAAATATTACCTGCTCCTTCTAAAATGTGTTTAACAAAATTTGGAGGAAGAATGCCAATCGAAGAATACCGGGAAAATCATTTGGATAAATATAGTATTTATCCTGTTAAATTTCCACCAATTATATCTGTAATACCAGTAATGGATGAAATTAATTTGAAAAAAATACAAACAAGTTCTGGTTTTATTCCAATTGATAAAACAAGAATATCTAACGCAAATAATGAATTACGATTAAAAAGACGTAATCCATTAAATAATAGAACTACATTAGATAGTTTGTTGGTTAATTAATTTATATATCAAATAATCTTTTTATTTACTTTGTTTTTGTTTTTTTTGTTTATTTTGAATAATAATAATAAATTATAATAATAATCTATAATACTATTTCTTTAATACTATTTCTTTAATACTATTTCTTTAATATTGATTATTTATATAATTTGTAATAAAAAAAATTATAATTAAAAATCTATAATTAAAAATTTATAATAAAAAATGAGTATTAAGCAATTATTTTCAGAACCGCCTCCAAGAGATTTAATTATGAAAGTCTTAAATAATATTGGATTTGATGATTTAAATGATGAAAGAGAGATATCAATTTTTGATTTATCAGATAATGCTACAAAAGTAGAAATGAGAAAATTAGTTCCGGACCTGGAAGAATATTATATACCTTGTAAAGCTTCAATTTATTTAAGAAATTTAACAGAAAAGAAGTGTATTACAATATGTAGGCAATTATTAAAAATCATTAATTATACATTTATTACAAGAGAAAAGTATATTAAAACAAAAAAATATACTATGTATAAATTAATTCCAATTAATAAGAAAAAAACACACGATATGTTAAAAAAGAATGGCGAAATACTTATAAAGTTTAATTAATTTATAATTAATTTATTTAAGTAAAATTGATTTTTATACAAATTAAAAGCTTATAATATTTATCTATAATATTTATCTATTTCAATTAAAATTTGGTCTATAAATTTATTAAATATGGCAACTCTTTTACAACGTAGTATTACTTTAGGAAGTTTATTATTTCCTCAAAATTTTAAGATATATTTACTACCAGCAATTCAATCAAAATCATTTTCTTCTGATTATAAAAAAATACAATTGAAAAATAAAGAAAAAAATAAGAAAGATGTTATTCTATCAGATTGGTCTAAAGAAGATCAAATATTCCATGATATTAAAAGTTTAGAATACGCCTCAAACGGTTTATTAAATTACAAAGAAATGAAAAATGAAATGAAAAATAAAATTAAAAATAAATAGATTTAATTTATTGATTACACCAATTATAAACATTACTAAACATAACAAACCAAGGAGTATAACCGTTATTTAAATTATTTAAATTATTTTTACTATTTTTTATTGGATTATATGGCATTTGCCATTCTATAAAGCATCTTTCTGGGTGTGGCATAATTGCTAAATGGCGACCATCAGACGATGATACTGCTGCACTTCCATATTGACTACCATTTGGATTTTCAGGATAACTCATTGTTCCAGAACCTTTTTTATCAATATATTGGGCCGAAATATGATTATGATGAGATGTATTTCCATATTTTTCATCTTCAAATACAAACTTTCCTTCTCCATGAGCAGACCATATACCCCAACTACAACCAATAATAGGTTCTAAGAAAACTGATTTACGATTGATTTCTGTATCCGGAATTTTTATTAGATTCCATCTACTTTCAAACCTTCCAGAAATATTTCTTCTTAAGGAAAAATCTGTATCAATCCACCCTAAATAACTTAATAACTGACACCCATTACAAACACCAAGACTAAATGTATCTTCTCTTTCTTTAAATTGATTAAATTTTTTTTTAAGTATCGTATTTCCTAAAATACTGGACGCCCAACCTACAGCAGCACTTGGAACATCTCCATTTGAAAACCCACCTACAAATACAATTCCTCTATATTTTTCTAAAGATAAATCATCACCCATATTTAATAATTCTGACATAGTAATATCATCTGTTTTGAATCCCGCTTGTTGGAAAACAGCAATCATTTCACGATGACCATTTCCACCAACATCTCTTAGAATCATCACATTGTGTTCTACATTTTTAGGTTCTACATTTTCTGATATTGTATTTAAATATTTCTTACATTTATCAGTAATACTATATATTTCTTTTGTATGTTTGTATTGATGTTCCATATCTTGGTTTAGAGTATCCATATTTGTTTGAAATTGTTCCATATAATCACTTGGATATTCCCAATATTCTTTTAATACTTTTATACTAACTTTGAATAAATTACGAGATTTTGATAATAATGAGATTTCCTTATTTTTAGATGTACAACCAATAATGTAATTCGGTATTGAAACACATTCGGTTTTCCATCTAATATTAAAGTAGTCTAACATATTGTTCGCAACCTCAATCACAATACCGGGACTTTCACAAAACCATAACTGATTTTCAGATAATTCTGATAAATCACTATTATATAAATTAGAATCAGTTAATTTAATACCAATATCACCACCAAATGACATTTCTGATAATGTTGTAATTAAACCTCCATCGCTAATATCATGCAAAGAACTAATACAATTTTCTTTTATTAAAGTTTGAATTATATTAAACACACTCTTTATTTTATTTATATCAAGTTGTTCCGAATAATCATTTATTTTACCATCCATATTAATTAAATGAGAATAACTACTACCACCTAAAGAACCCCACTTTTTAATTAAAGGAATGAAAATTAAAGTAGAATCTGTATGTTTTAAATCTGGGGTAACTCTAATATTAAAATCATTTGTCATTACATATCCCGTTAATACTAAAGTTGGTGGTGAAAATATTGTTAATTTATCATTTGTATTATCATTTGTATTATCATTTGTATTATCATTTGTTTTATCATTTGTTTTATCATTTGTTTTATCATTTTTATTTTTAGAAAGACTACTATACATAGAAACACTGTCTTTACCACCATCAATCGCAATTCCTAACTGATAACATAAATCAGATAATGTTTTCATAGCAGAATACATAGAATATGCTTCATATTTGTCATTTTTTGGAGACCACATCCAATTGGCAGAACATTTTATATCAGATAATCCTGTAATATTGGCACCCATAATATTTGTTATCATTTCCATAACAACTTTGTATGCAAGATTACTATATCCTTTCTTATTTGGAATGAATCCAGCAGTGCTACCTTCTCCAATTGAAGAGACCGTGCCATATCTTTCCGTTGGTGAATGAGTATGAGCGGTAATAGAATAATTAGATAATGGAAGTTGTAATGGACCTACACATTGTTGTTGAACAATTAAACCTGATACACTACGATCAACTTTATTTGTTAGAAATTTTTTACTACCAACCGGTGGTGTTGATAATATATTTATTAATTTATTATATAAATCCGATGATTTAGATTCATTATAAGATTCACATTTAAAAGAAGATGATATTGGAAAATTTCTTTCTTTTATCCTTAATGTTTTTTGTGGCACATTGCTTAGAATGTCTTTTAATGGTAGATTAATTGGACTCATTTCTGAATCTAAATTACTGTTTGAAACTTTCGCAATACCAGTATTATTAACAACTCCAACTTTATAAACCGGCACATTTTCCTTTTTACCAATTCTTTCAACAAAATCCCAATCTTTGTTATTAATTATAAATGTCATTTGTTCTTGATATTCACTACACCATATTTCTAAAAACGACATATCTTTATTACCTAATGGAATATTACCAATATCAATATCTCCCCCAACTGGTTCTAATATTTCTTTAACTACATTACCGCAACCACCAGCACCTTGATCATGAATACTTAAAATAATATCACTATCTTTAAAATTTCTAAGAAAATTAACTACTCTTGTTGCCATTTCAGGATCACCTCTTTGAACTGCATTTTGATAATCACCATCATCTTGACCAACACTACTACTGCTACCACCTCCCATACCAATAGGATATGCTGGACCACCCACTTGACATACTACTAAATAATTAGTATCGTGATTATCGTGATTATCGTGATTATCATTTATAAGTTCTTTTTTAAATTCTTTACCATCTAAAACAGTTCCAATACCTGCTGTAAACATAATCGGTTTTCTAAAACTATATATTCTTTTATATTCTTCATTATCTCCATATACTTCGCCAGTAAAAGTTCTGACAAATCCACCAATAATTGCTTCTCCAACTTTATTACCATAATCACTTGAACCATTACTTGCTTCAGTTAATATATGTCTTCCAGAATGTAAAGGTTTAGAATAATTATCATTTAAAAATTGAAGACACTTATTTTCAATATTAACTGAATTTATTCCAATATCTTCTACACAATAACCTGCTAAACTTGCTGTAATATCACCACCAGTTCCAATTGCTAAATTATCTCTAATTCTTCCACCCACTCCTGTAGTTGCACCTTGAAATGGAGCAATACCAGTAGGAAAGTTATGCGTTTCGGCGGTTAATGTAGGATTAATACCATTGAAACCTTTAATCGCACTTGAATTATCTGAAAAAGCAACTAATGAATTATCTGTAATACCTCTTTTTTCTTCCATATTTTTTTTATATTTTAAAGGTAGTTTAACTAAAGAGAAAAGCGTATTTTCTAATTCAATCTCATCATTATTAGAATCATTTTCAAGAATTAATTTACTATTAAATACCCAATGTCTTGAATGTTCGCTATTAGATTGTGCTAAATCAAATAATTCTACTTTTGTTAAATTACGACCCAATTTATCCGATAAATCCTTAATCCATTTTATATCATCATTATCCAAAGCAAGTTTATATTGGTTGTTAAATTCTTTAATTGATTCTTCCGTATTTGTAGGAATAGTTTGATATCCATCTAATTTGTTATTATTAGATAAATTAGATAAATTAGATAAATTAGATGATTGATTTAATGGAAATAAATATTTAAATAAACTATCTGTAAATAATTCGGTTTGTTGTGTAATTGGATCATAATTTTTTAATAATTTTATATTAATTTTATTATGAGTATTTATTTTAACTGGATAATAACATCTGGTGTATTTTTCCGCTCTAATAACTTTAATACCCATTCTTGAATAAATTGATTTTAAATTACTACTCCACGGTGTTTCCATTGAATATTTTGGTCCATACTCAATAACATTTGAACTTTTATTATAAGAATTAAATAATTTTACATAATCACCCAAAACATTCCTAATTATATCACTGTTATTAAGAGATATATAATTATTTTCATTATATACATTATGCCCTAATTTAGATTTATTTGTAACAATGAATTCTTTATTAAGTTTGAAAGGTAATTGTAATATCTCTTCAATATTTTTAATTGCTAATATTTCTGGTCTGCAATTATTTACATTATTAATTTCCCAAACTATATAAACAACATATTCTTCTCTTTCATAACTCGAGGGAACTTTATATCTATCATCATCAATATGATAATAAAAATAAGATAAATAAGTTGAAGTCATAATTATTTATTGTTTTATTGTTTTATTGTTTTATTGTTTTATTGTTTTATTGTTTTATTGTTTTATTTTTAAATTGTAATGATTATATTAAATTTTATAAAAAGTTTTATACCTTAAATAAAATTAACTTTCTTATTTCTTATATTTTTAATTTAGTTTAATAATTTATGATAAAACCGATATTATATTATATCAATTAAATTACATTAATTTTTTAAAATAAAAATTTAAAAATTTAAAAATTTAAAAATTTAAAAATTTAAAAATTTAAAATTATGGTAATACAAACTGAATGTGGTATATTTGCTACATTAATAAAAAATAGAAGTAAAAATGAAAATGAAACAATAGATTCTAATATTATTTATCAAGGATTGCGTCAATTACAACATAGAGGAAGAGATTGTTATGGTATAACATATATTAATTCTGAAAATAATTTAGAAAAGTTTTGTTTGGAAGGAGTAATTGATAATAATAATAATAATAAACTAACAATTAAATCGACTTCTTTAGTAGGGCATTTAAGATATGCAACCTCTGGGAAAAAGGATAAAGAAACTATATTAAAAGGATGCCAACCATTTATATCAACTAAATGGAAATATTCAATCGCACATAATGGAAATATTCCATCAAATGTTTGGAATCATATTATAAAAAAATATGAAATAGAAGATTTAAATCATACCGAATCTGATACAAAAAAGTTAATGATATTAATCGATTTTTTATTAGAATCTGATAATAATGATAATAATAATGATAATAATGATAATAATGATAATAATAATAAATGGAAATCTATATTAACGAGAATAATAAATGAAATACCATACGCATATTCTTTAATAATTCAAACATTAGAAGGTGATTTATGGATTATAAAAGATAAATATGGTGTTAGACCAATCGTAATTCTTGAATTAGAAAATATATATTATGTTGCGTCTGAAACAGTAGCATTTGAAGGAATTGATTATCAGGAGAATAATTTATATCAAGTAAAACCAGGAGAAATTGTATATTTAAATAAAAATAAAAGAGAACATTATCAAATAACGAATATTGATAAAAAACAATGTGTTTTTGAATATATTTATTTTATGAGAGGAGATAGTGTTGTAGATAATACTATCGTTAATGATTTTAGAAAACAATTAGGACAGAAAATAGTTAAACAATTATTAGATAAACCAGAATCTGAATCTGATTTAAATTTTTCAATTGGTAAATCTTGGATTGATAAAAAAGCAATTATATGTGGTGTTCCAAAATCTGGTATTATTTATGGCGAAAGTATATCAGATGAATTAGGATTAGAATATCAACAATTTATTAAAAGAAGAAATAATTATGGATTAAGAACATTTATATTAGAAAATGATGAAAAAAGGATTGCTTCTTGTAAAGAAAAATATGAGATTGACGGTAATATTATTAAAAATAAAGTTATTATTGTTGTTGATGATAGTATTGTTAGAGGAAATACAATTAAATATCTAATTAAATATTTACGACAACATCAACCAAAAGAAATTCATTTAATATCTGGGTGTCCTCCTATTAAATATCCTTGTCATTATGGTGTTGATTTCCCAGATATAGAAGAATTGATTGCTAATAAAATACCTATTAAAGAATTATCAAATAAATTAGGTGTCGAATCATTACATTATTTGGATTTAAATAATTTAGTAGAAGTATCTAATAATACAATTGGAAGCGTATGTAATTCTTGTTTTACTGGTAATTACTTAGAAATGTGATTGTTGATTGTTGATTGTTGATTGTTGATTGTTGATTGTTAATTATAATCGCATGCTTCTGTTTCAACTTCTTTAATTAAACCTAATTGACGATAAACTCTTTTTGAACCTTCGTGAATTTGAAGTTCAATAGGAGCACTTGCTAATTCTTCTAATTTAAAACTAGTTGCATCTACATTATTTAATTTTTTATTAAATAGGAATTGATTAATATCTATTTTAAGATTATCTAATTCCTTTACTAAATTTGTAGTAAAATATTCTATAATATCGTCTTCAATATTTGAACGACAAATTAAAATCATTCTTGTTGCTCTGGTTTCTACAAAATTGTGAGTATTGATATTTTGATAAAATGACGATAAATCTAAAGTGTATTTATGAGATTGTGGAAATTGTCTTTTAATCAAATCCTCCATAACAATTCTATTATTATTATCATCTGTATAAACATCTACTAATTGATTTGTTGATATTGAAGGAGAAAGAAAATATAATGAACTGGTTGTTATATTATTTAATCCATCTAAAAGTTGTTTTCTATCAGTTTTGTCTGGTAAATAAATTAAACTTACTTCATTATTTAATAAAGCGTTAAATAATTGGTCAACATTTTTATATGTTTGGAGTCTGTATCTTACAATACCAGTATTATCCAATAATTTTTTTAGATTTTTAAATGTTTTAGGTAATAAACCAATCTTTTTATTTGATAAATTCGTCCATCTATTAATTTTTCTATCATTAAATGTAATAATAGGCATATCTTTAGTATACGATTCTTCTAATGAAGAAATAAAGTTAGAATTTGTGGCAAACGGAGATATAAATCTTAACTTAATTTCGTTTGATAATTCCAACAAACCTTTATTCTTTTGATTACTCGTTAAATAAATAACATCTAATTTAGTAGTATTGAAATCTTTAAACATTTCTTCTTGATTATCATAAATAATAACATTAACATCGTCAATCATAGATATATCTGATAATTTAAGTAATTTCATTAAATGATAATAACTATTTCCATTTCTATCCATCACACCTAAAGATGGTTTAACAGCAACTTTATTAGTATAACTACTTTTTAAATGAATAATATTAGAAATACCAGTTCCTTCTTTAGTAATAAGTAGCATAGGTTGATAATATAAAGAGGAAATATATGATATTTTCTTTTCAATACCATCTAAAATAGATAAAGGTAAATTCATATTTTTAAAACCTTTTTGAATATATTTATCATTGTTATCACTGGCATCAAAACAACTCATTAAAATATCTTCATCTACAATTGCTATATCTACTTGTCCTGTTAATAATCCAAGAATAGATGCTAAAGAACCTTTTGAATAATAGACTAAAGACGGATATATATTTTTACTAATATAATAACCAAGAACTGGAGGATAAGTTCCTTTTGAAGAAGTTCCAATTAATAATGTCGGATTCGATGATTCATCAATAGTTAAAGTAATTTCTTTTTCTATTTTTGGAAATAATAAACTGTGTTCATTAAAGTTTGTAGATGTAAAACCTTCTATTAAATTTTTATCATTACTTGATGCTTTATCTAAAAAAGTTTCTATTTGATTTGTTTTAGACAAATGTTTCTTGTAAATTTTATATAAATAATATCCAAGTAAAATAATTGATGATACAATGAATATATATGTTATTAAACCTCCTATTGTATAAGTGTCCGGTTTTTCAAGTTGAACTGTATTTATAGAATCTGTCATAATATTTTATTATTTCTAATTTTAATATTACTAATTTTAAACTATTATTAAACTATTATTATAACTTTTTTTTTTATAATTAATATTTGAATTTATTATATTATTTTTTAGTAATAGGAATCAAAATTATAAAATGACTGAAAAAAAAACATTAAAAAATAGTAAAAGTAAAGACAGTAAAATAAGTCCTACATCTAATAAAATTAAAATACTAAAAGTAAATCCGAATGATAAAAAAAGTAAAAAACAAATTAACAATAATAGTAAATCAAAAAATATTATCCAGAAAGGGGGGGAAGGTATGAATCATACCGAAATAAGAAGTGCGGTTGGATTACCTTATTTAACAACTGAAAAGCAAAGACAAAATGTAAATGAAGTATATCCGGGAATGCCTGAATTTCCTCCACCATTTCTTAATGATTGCGTTATATCATAATATTCATTTTATAAATAAACTATAATTTAATATAAATTTAGTATAAATTTAATATAAATTTAATATTTTTTAAAATGGAAACAGATATTTTAGATAATGATATATATTTTACAAATATCATACCATCTGTTTGGTTAGGTTATATTGTTGGAAAACCGAATATTGAAATATCAACAAAATTGAAGAAGTTTTGTGTTCTTAAAAAGATGAAGAAAATTGTAAGATTGGATAAAGATATAGATTATTGGCATAAATCAAGAGATTATATTAATGAAATTAAAAATCAAATGTTAAAAAATGAAATAGAGAGATTAACAAAATACTATTTACTTAAATCAGAGGATTTACATAAAACATATTATAATAATACAGAAATGTTAATTCTAATTGATAATCGCTTAGAACTTGCTGTTGGTTTATTTCTAATATTTTTTAAAAAATACGCAGACATGGATATTAAACAGTCATTCACATCAATCCAAAGTAAAATGTTTCATTCTGCAGCAATTAGTGAAGAAATGAAATATTTAATTGGAATATATAAAAAAGATTAATAATTAATGATTAATGATTTATATCTAAACTAATAATTTGGTCTAATGAATTATCCATTTCATTCTTTTTATTAACCATATTAACTTTAATATTATCAGATTGATTGATATATTGATTGTCATTATTAAAAATAATATTAGAGTCTAAAATTGGTAAGTTTGGTAAGTTTATTTTATCAAACTTTTGTAACTCTCGCATTTCAACTATTTTTCTTTCTGTTTCGTCTAATTGACTGGTAATCATTGCTGTGCTTGTATTTTTATTATTTTCTATAGTTTCTAAAATCATTTGATTTTGTTCCATTAATATTTCTATTTTTTGATTAATCTCATTAACTTGAGATATTAAAATAGATAACTTTTTATCTGTTTCTTCGGCGTGTATATGATGTTGTTCGTGTAATTTATGATTACTTAAATATAATTCTTTGATTAACTGTTGGACATTCATTATAATTTTTAAATATAATTTTTAAATATAATTTTTAAATATAATTTTTAAATATAATTCTTTTTATTTAGTAAGAAAAATGAAAAAAAAAATAAACATCTTAAAAGTATTTTGAATATACTAAAATATTGACGATAATTGTAAGTAATACCTTGTAAGTAATACCTTATAAATAAATTAACAATGAGTTTAATTATTCAAGAAAATGATATCGGTGAGTGTTTGGGAGAATTAATATATACTGGTAAAGTTAGAGATGTTTATCAATCAACAAAATCTCCTGATGAATTAATAATGGTCCAAACTGATAGATGTAGTTCTTATAATCATCACGTTTGTAATATTGAAGGAAAAGGTGAATTATTAACTAAAACCGCAGTATGGTGGTTTAACAAAACTAATAATATTATTGATAATCATTTAATTCGTTCTAATGTGAATATGATGTATGTTAAAAAATGTTTTCCAATTAAATTAGAAATAATCGTAAGAGCATATATTACTGGTAGTTTGTGGAAATATTATCAAAGTGTTAATGGAGAAGAAAATGGATGTTCCTTTTGTGGAGTTCAATTTCCTCCTGGATTAAGTGAAAATCAAAAATTAACAAGTCCTGTTATTACACCAACTCTTAAAAATGATAATGATGATCCAACCAGTATGAATGAAATAATTGAAGAGAAAATATTAACAGAAGCACAATTATTTTTTATTAAAAGTAAATCTATGGAATTATTTAAATTTGGAAGTGATCATTGCGAAAAAACGAATTTAATATTAGTTGATACTAAATATGAATTTGGATTTGATATTAATAATAATATTATTTTAATGGACGAAATTCATACTGCTGATAGTAGTAGATTTTGGTTTAAAGATAGTTATTTAGAAGCGTTTAATACAAAACAACAACCACAAAAATTGGATAAAGATATTATTAGAATGTTTATTAAAAATAATGATTTATTAAATCAACTTGAATCTGGTAATAATATATCAATACAAATACCAAATGAATGTAGAGAGAATTTGATTAATGCTTATAAAATGTTATATAATAGTATTACTGGAATTAATCCAAAGTTTAATAATGATAATGAGAATACTATTAAAAATAAATATAATTATCAAAGATTTTGGAATAATATACCTCGTGTAATAATAATAGCAGGTTCAACAAGTGATGAATGGCATGTGAATAATATTAATAATGCTTTAATTAAACTTGGATTACATTCTGATATGTATTATTCTTCCGCTCATAAAAATACTAAGAAAGTTTTAGAAATTATTGATAATGTTGAAAATAATTTTAGTAAAATTATATGGGTAACCGTTGCTGGTATGAGTAATGCTCTTTCTGGTGTTGTTGCGTGTAATACTAAATTTCCAGTAATTGCTTGTCCTCCATTCAAAGATAAGTCTGATATCGCAATAGATATTAATTCAACTTTAAGATGTCCAAGTAATGTTCCAGTAATGACAATTTTAAGTCCAGGTAATGTTGCTCTATCAGTTAAAAAAATTTTTAATTTATAAAATATAATAAAAATATAATAAAAATATAATAAAAATATAATAAATAATCTATTTCTGTTTTTTAATACTCATTAATTTATTAATTTTATTTATACGATTTTGAATTTTTCCAATTACCAAATCTAATTTAGCAGTTGTTGTTACATCATTTAAATATGTAATTTTAAGATTTTGCAATCCTGTAATAGAAGAAGATAATTGATTTGTAATATTTAAAAATGTTGCTATAGGTTCATCCATAAATGGGCTTTCTTTTCCATTACATTTAGTAGTATATCCAGTTTGTGTAATTTGAATACGAACTTCATCTTTTTTAAGTTGAATTGTTTGTTCTTTTTCTAATAATTCATCTGTAATTTCAAAAAGTCGAGTAATTAATAATTCAATTGTTTTAATTGTTTTTTCTCTGCTATCTCCTGAATACATTTTTCTACGTGTTCCTTGTAAAATATCATTCCTATCAATTGTAATAGTATCATACGCAGTAGAGATTTTATCAAATTCTTTAACATTAGCAATAATTTTTAAATTTAATAGAAGATTTTCCAATTCCATATTTGAAATATTTTTAATAGACTGAATATCATTCACTTCTTCGTTTTTGTTTTCAGTAGATGACATTATTAATTATATTTATATATGTATGTTTATATATGTATATATTCTTTATAGTCAGTATAGTAATTTAGTTTTTAATTAATCTAAAATATATTAGTTAATCTGAAATATATTGATAAATATATAATTAATTTATTATTATTATTATCAAAGATAGATATTTTTTATTATATACAAACTAATCTAACATTAATTCAAGTAGAAGCAATAAAATAAATATTATAGTAATAATAAATAGAAAATAATAAATAGAAAATAATAAATAGAAAATAATAAATAGAAAATAATAAATAGAAAATAATAAATAGAAAATAATAAATAGAAAATAATAAATAGAAAATATAGTAAAATGTATATTATAATTCTCGGTGTTATAATTGGAGTAGTATTTATGTTTTATAATACTATTATTAATTTACTTGAAAAAACAAAAGAAAATAAAACCTTAGGTAAAAGAGATATAATGATGTGGTTTTATGGATTATTAATAATTAATATTATTGTAATTATTAGTATTTTATTACATAAATATTATGTAGAAAAATATCAATTAATCGGAGAAAGAGGATTATCTGGATATACAGGTGATATTGGACGAAGTGGTAATGATGTATGTGATAAATAGACAAATTAAACTAAACATCCGAAGCAAGGAATATTACCAGCGGCATCTCTGCGAACATATTCTGATAAATCAAAGATAGGGCAATCTTTTATAGCATCTTGAACTTCTTCTCCATTTACTTCTTGGTTCGCATTTTCTTCTAACTTTTTCAATTTATTAATTGTATCTAACTTTTTCTGGTGTGGTATATTATCACTGGATGCAATAATATTAATTATATTTTTCAAAATTTCAACTGGATATTTAATGTTAATCGCTAATTGACTGGCGTCTTTCATTAATTTATTAACACCTTTATTAATTCTATTATGTTGTTTATTTAAATGTTCTTGTAATTTAATTCTGTTATGTTCCTGATTAATTATAACTACTTCTGCGTTTTGTTTATTTAAATCAATCGCATATTGTTTTAATACTTCAATCTTTTTTGCGTGGTCATATATTTTACTTTCTAATACTTCATTTTCTAATCTATTATATGAATCTGGGATAATTGGATTTTCTATTTCTACTTTCTTAAAAGCAGTACATGCTTTTCTAATTGCTTTATCATTATCAATTAATATTTCACTCGCAAAATTTTTATAAGGACACGCAACTAATCTACCAACATAACCATTCTTATCACCATGTAAAGTTTTAGTATATGGATTATAATATATATCAAAATTACTTCCTTGATAAACAATATCAGACGGTTTCCAATCTCTTACTTTACGATAACAATGATCTGGAACACACGCATAAATATTTTGATAATTAATTAAATCTTTTTCGTCAGTTACAAATATATCACCAATCGCAATATGATGTTTTTGTGTAGTAAATCTATAACATTTTAAAAATGACACAGGTCCATCATTCTCAAACGTTTCTTTAATTGATTTTAATCTATCCAGCGTTTCTTCCAATTTCTTCAATTCACCTTCAATATATGTTAGAGTTTTACCATTTTCAACAAAGAATTCATTGGAATAAATATTTTTAATATGGTCTTTCGTTTCTTCTGGAATCACAAGTTTAATAGAATATATTTTCTTCTTTATATTACCAAATTCCCTTCCACCTTTACTTAAATCATTAACATGCCAATATGATAATTCTGAATTACTATCATATTTAACTGTTGAATTAAACATTTTATGAATATTTTCAGCAGTTGCACTTCTGACTCCATCCATTGTTTTACTATTTAACTTTAATGGTATATAGAACATAACTTCCGAACCATCTTCAGAATTTAATCTACATATTAACTGAACTCCAAAGGGCACACTCATCGATTCTGTTAGCATTGGAATTTTTTCTTGATATGAATCGGAAATTCTAAATTCACGGAATAATTTTTCTACTTTTAAAACAATATTTGTATCAGATGTAGTATATAATTTTACTTTTGCGTTTTTACTATTATAAAAATCAGTATAACTATAAGTTGCTCGTCTCATTCCAAGTAAGACATCTAAATCGTTTTTCATTTCTTTTTTCTTAATTTCCATTTTACGAAGTGTATCATTAAGTTTATCAAGTTCCCCAGCATTTAAGATTGTATTAAAGTTTTCATTAACTTCATATTTCTGACGATTTACAATTTGTTGTTTATTAATTTTTGCCGGATATGATTTAATATTTATTTGAACTTCTCCATTAAATTTTTGACCTGTTTGAAAAACTAAATTATAACCATTCGGTTTTGCGAGAGATTTGTCAATTTCTTTAGAAAGAATTAGAGATTTAATATCAATACTATTCCTGAAAGTATTATGTTTTGTCATACCAATCATTTTTTCGTCCTTTTCTAATTTAGGACTCATAATAGAAAACTTTCTCTGACCTTCTTTCATAGTTTTGCTATAATTATTCCAGTTTAGATAATGTCGGGTAGTATTAAGAAGGACTCTATACTGAGATTCTCCTTCAATATATTTTGGCAAATCAACTTCATTATCTCCTGAAAGCATAAAACCTTCGAAAATATTACTTTTATTAGAATTGACTAGATATAAATAAATTAATACAATGATTATTACTAATAAACAAATTATACAAGTTTTATATTTTTTTAGTAATTCTGGAAGTTTCATATTTACTTATTATTATTATTATTATTTTTATTATTATTTTCTTTTTTGTTTTAATTTAATTTATTATTTTATTTTACAATTAATAGTGAAATACTACGGGTTATATTACTTTAATATTATATTTTATATTATATTATATTTTTGTTTTTCTGATTGAAAATATTTAGAGTATAAAATAAAATTATTAAAATTATTAAAATTATTAAAATAAACATTTAAAAATAAGTTATTATGTTGTGTTTTTGTATGGAACAAAATTCAAATCGATATCTAATACTGTTTGATTATCTAAAGTATTTAACATTTTCTGTCTAATTTTTTCTTCATCGGTTGCTTGTTTTTCGTATTTAATTAGATTTAAAGCATCATTAGATTTAGTTCTATCATTTCTGACTTTTTGTAATTTCTGAATCTTTTCTTCCAATGATGTTATTTCATCCTTCTGCTTTTGTAATTTTAAGTAGTATTGTTTCGTTTTTTCTAATTTTAATTTTTCCTGTTTAATTTCATCTTGTAATTCAACTGCTTCACATAATTTATTAAGTTTATCATAATTTTCTAATTCGTTATTGACATTCTTAATAGCATGAAATGATTCAGATTTATTTTTATTATTTTTGAATGTTTCAACAACATTATTGTTTGTAAGTCTGAATAATAAATATAATCCTAATACAACCAGACATCCATATAATAGATTTTTATTATTTTCCATTTTATTTATTTTTCTTTTAGTAGATAAATTCTATATTATTTATTGGTTAGAAATTAAAAAGAATAATTTAAAAAGAATAATTTAAAAAGAATAATTTAAAAAGAATAATTTAAAAAGAATAATTTAAAAAAACTGAATAAATATTATAAAATATATTGTTTTTATTTATTACACTGAATTTCTTCATTTAATAATTTCCATCTTTGTCCTTGGGAAACAACACAGGGTTCGACACTAACATTTCCAAAATTATTTTTCAAACAATTGTCTGTATTGTCTGAACGAACCATAGAAAATGGATATCTAATATTATCGGTTTTTTCTAATTTATCTAACCCCATTGATAGAGAAGCATCATATTGTGTATCATCATATATTTTGTCTAATCTAAAATATTGTGATTTATCTGCTGGATTACATTTCGCAATATCATATGAACCATTGGATGCGACTTTGAGACAACCTCCATTAACCGCAATCAAATAAGAACCATTATCTGTTCCTAATACCGATAAATTTTTACCATCTTGAATAGATTTAATTGTTTTTGGATGTTTTAAATCTTTGACATTACTTGCTTGTTCTTCATAATATTTAAGTTCATCTTCTAATTTACGAATTCTATTATTTGCGATTTCATCTTGTTCAATTACATTAGTATCCATATGAATTATCTTTTTTTCTACACTACTGCTTAAATGTTTATAAAAATCATCTAAATTTTTATTTGTCGCATCTTCAGTATTATATTCTCTTTTTAAATTTTGTGCTGCTTTTTTATAAGAATCAAGTCGATTATCTACATCGACCTGATTTCCAACATCAGATACGAAATTGACAAAAGGTTCTCTACTAACAAAATAATGATATACCATAATGATTGTAGTAATTAATAATAATAACAATAAACTTATTTCTGTCGGTGTAAACATTTTCTATTTGATTATTTTTACTACTGATAAATATTTGTAGTTATACTTAATAGTTATTTATATAATTTATCAAAATTAAATGTAAAAATATAAAATTAAATAATAAAATTAAATAATAAAATAATCTATTTTTAAATAATTTTTAAATAATTTAGAATGGAACCTTTCCTACATTAAAGTTATCATTCATATTATTATATGACGGAGGACTAACTGATGGGATGCTTGTTGATGGCAAAATACTTCCACCAAATTGAGAGGTTGAAGAAAGTTTATTATTTAACATCAAAGTTGCTAAAGATGTTAAATAAATTGAAGTTCCACACTTAATATAAGATGATTTAGTATATTCATCATCTTTCTTGGATATACGAAGATAAAGATTCATCATAATTAAACCACATAGAGTTATGATAAGTGGTAATACATAGATATTTGTTAATAATTCAAACATTTTTTATTATAATTTGTATATAATTTGTATATAATTTGTATTTATTTTAAAAGGTTGAATATTTATATTTATATTTATAGTTGGTATAATTCTTAACGAATAAAACGATAAAACGATAAAATTATAAAACGATAAAACGATAAAAATTAAATTATATATTTAATATTTAATATTTAAAAAGGATATCCATAGACTCCTTCTGCTCTTTTCTTGAAGTCTCTATTTAATTCTGGGTTTAAGCAAGTTGGTGTTTGTTGACTTACATTATAAGAAATATTAACTTTATCTTCAGATTCTACTTCCGGAATATGTTCTCTGTAACTGACTGATTTGGACGCTTCAGTATTAGAATTATAGGGTGATTGTCTTGACGATCCTCCTTGTTCTAATGTAGATGAAATAGTTTCACTGGCAGATGTATATTGTTTGCTTTTAGCATCTTGATAAGATTGAATTAATCTTGCAAGTTTTTGATTAGAAGTTTTTCTATTTTTATTTTCATCACCGATATGTTGAGAAATCATATTACCATATTTATCTACTTCAACAGTTTTGGTAACAACTGTTGGAACTTTAATATATTTAATATCATAACGAACTTTATCTTCTTGAGTTGGGCATGGCACGGGAGGTGGGCATTTACCCTGTGATGGACAAGGAGCGGGGGCAAGGCATATTTTTTCTTCACACGCCTTTGGTGCAGGGCATTTAGGAGGAGGTGGGCATTTCTGACAAAGACCGGCACTTACTTGAACTTTAGGGCAAACACAAGCAGGACATTCTTGTTGGGGTGGAATAGTGCTTTTTAGAACATATTTACTTAAATCAACTTCTTTTGGTGGAGGACATACCTTTTCTGGGGGAATACTGGATTTGAGAACATATTTACTTAAATCAACATTGGGTCCAGATTCTGGCATATCACTTTTATGTATATATTTATCACGGTCCTCTGCTTTAGCAACAGTACATTTATTACTGTCCGGGTCTATATTACATTTGCTTAAATCTGGACTATTTGCTCCTGGATGAAGACCATATTTATCTAATACTAATTTTGCTCTGGCAAGATGATCTTGTAATTGTTCCTTTGTTTTAGAACTATCTTCTGATTTGTAATTTGATAGCAATTTATCTTCTAAACTTTGAATGTCATCTCCTAAATCAAAACCTTCTACGGATTTCTGTGTATCATTACTGTATAAATAAATTAATACTACTACTACTACAAGAGCAGCAAGACCAATTAATAATTCTTGATTTTTTTGAACCATTATTATTTTTATATTTTTATATTACTATATTATTATTTATTTTGATTTTAATTAATTTGATTTTAATTAATTTGATTTTAATTAATTTTTTTATATTTCGTTATATTTCGTTATATTTCGTTATATTTCGTTATATTTCTTTATTATTCTTAGAATAGAAATTAATAAACCATCAGAAAAGATAAATTAGAAGAAAAAATAATAAAAATAATAAAAATAATAAAAATAATAAAAATAATAAAAATAATAAAAATTAGAAAGCACATCCATAACAACTTGCTGTTTTAGATTTATGAACGTAATTATTTAAATTAGGTGCTGTACATTTAGTTCCAGCAATTTGGTTGTTTAATTCTTCTTGTAATGCGCTTTTTTCATTTTGTTGTTCATATCTTGATAAAAGAGAATTTACATCATTTCCTTTAACATCTGTGAATGAATCACTATCGCCTTCTAGTCCAAGAGATGTTGTAGCGGCTTCTCCAAGATTAACCTTAATACTAATTGGTTTATCTGAAAAAGAATGTGCTGATGGTTGGCTTGTTTTATCTTGTGCTTTAAGTAATGAAATTACTTCATTTAAACTTTTAAGTGTTGAACTATCAATATTTTGTTGTAAATTTAGTAAATTTCCTTGTTGTGTCTGAGAACTATACCCTGCGCCTCCTGTTTTAGGATTAAATTCAGATGGAAATATAGCGTTTGAACTTTTATTTGCCATAACATTAATTGATTTATTAGTAATTGGTGTATAATATACATCCCATCTTTGGTCCATATAATCATTTAATGGACTGACAGAAATTGTTCCTTTAGAATATTCTAATGCTAAAACACCTGTTTCTGAATTTAAACTGTCTTTAGCAACAATAACATGATATGGATTGGAAACTTCTGATACTTCTGATACACTTAAATTCTTATTTAATTTTATTAAGTCTGCTTTTGTTGAAATCTGCTTGATAATCCACATCTGCTTAGTTGAATCTCCATTAGGATTATCTAAATGGAATGAACCATCGGCATTAGATTGTAATGCTAAATCTACAGTTCCCTTTTTAATAAGAACTAAATAATCACTATCAATTGTTCCAACCGAACAATCATTTGATTTAGCAGGACATACATTAATCGCGGCACCATAAACTTTTGAACGAATTGATCTAACTGGATTATTTATATCTTTTCCTGAATTATCGCATTTATTTGAGTTATTTTCTACAAAACCTTCTCTTTTTTCTGAATTGCTTAAAACTATAAGAAGAAAGATAACACAAACTGCTAAAAGAATTGCCATATCAGTTTTCATTTTAATTATTTATTTATTAATTATTTATTAATTATTTATAATTTATAATTTATATATAACTTTTAACTTTACTAAGTTGTTAGAAAAAATAAAAGAAAAAAAATAAAATTTATCTAAATGCTACATTTATGCTATTGCTAAATTGATACCATTTTTACTAATATTTTCTAAAAATTTTACCATAGATGTTTCAACACTATCAGTTTTTTTAGATTCAGACGATTTATCTTCGTCATCATTATTCATTGTAGATACACCATCTTTATTGTCTAACATACCATTCCATTTACCAGTAGTGCTATAACTTCCACCTTTAACATTAGTACTATTAACAACAACTTCACTATCTTCATTAACAGGTTCATCAACTGAGTAATCTCCCCCTGCGTTTGATACAATACAAGAACTATATACTGGGATTTTAGGATAAGTTCTAGAAACATCTGCCATTTCTTTTTCGTTTAATATTTTCTTTGCGACTGCTACTTTCTTTTCTAAATCTTTTAATCTTTCATTCTGAAGTGTTTGAACTTGTCCAACACCAATTAAATCACTTCTGTCATATGATGTGCTTGATTGGTCTCTTGAAGTATTTAAAGCATCCATTTTACCAATAAGTTGATTAAGAGTTCCTCTAATTTCTGTTGATGTTTGTTTTAATTCAGCAACATCTGTGTCTGGAACATCAGCATCATCTGGAATTCTATTAATATTATGAAGGAATTGACGAATCTTATCCAATTCATTATCACCAAAATTTTCAACTACATTTTTGGGATTGCGATTAATATTATGATTGCTTATTTGTTTATAAATAATTAAAAGTGTTAGTGCGAGGAAAATAAATGCCATTTGCGGATCTAATGCACTATTAGAAACCGTAAATATATATGATAATCCAATGACTAATAGGACAATTAGGATATTATTTTGCATATCTTTATTCATTTTTATTATATTTTTATTATATTTTTATTGTATATTTATTATTAATATAATTATCTATAATATAATTTACAATACTTTTTAATTTACAATAATATTATAATCATAATAGATATTATTCAAATTAACAATGATGATAAAATAAAAGATTACTAAAAATATTTTAATTTGTTTGAAGTTTTTTAGTTAGTTCAATATAATCTTTATTTAACTGTTCAATTTGTTCTTCGTGAAGTCTTTCTTTATTATTAATTTTTCCCCCTCTAATATCTTCTACAAATTTACTACTTGATAAACGTAATATACCTTCTAAACCAGAGAATGAAGAGAAAGCTTCTACTGTATATTCTTGATATAAATATTCAAATATTATAAATGCAACAATTGCTATTATAAAATATGTTATTGGATATGATAAATTACTTGATAACATTATTAATTTTTATTTATTAATTTTGATTTATTAATTTTTATTTATTAATTTTTATTTATTAATATTCTTTAATACTTTTTAATATTCTTTAATCTTATTATAACTTGATAAAAAATAAAAAGTTAATAAAAAGTTAATAAAAAATTAATAATCTTAATCTGTTTCTGGAATACTACAATCTTTGAGTAAAAATTCATTTAATGATTGGTAAAGTGTCAATATATTATTTAATCTCTCATTGGTAAAATCATCAAACTCTCCGTTTTCTAATTTAGATTGATAGTTATTAATATGTCCTAAATATTGAGATAACTTATCATCTTTTTGACTAATTCGTAATAAGATACCTTGCTTACTTTCACAATATTCATCTGGATTACTTGTAAATATTTTAATATATTTATTACTATCTCTTATTTCTTTTTGAACTTGTTTTACTAATTTTGTTCTTCCTTCATCAATTTTAATATACGACAAACAATCATTCTTTATCATATAAACATCTCTATTAGGTGGAAAAATACATTTTAATAATTTTAATAAATTAGATTGTATTGGTAATAATGGCAATCCCATTGTATTAACTAAAGATTCATTCGCAGCAATTTGTGTTTTATAACCATCTGGAAAAAGTGTCATAACCAAATCATACAAATTTTTTGTTTTATTAATTAATGGAACAACATTAGACATTTTATCTTGATATAATTGCTTAAATATTCTTTCAACATGCTTCTTCTTTTTTCCTTTATTTTTAATTTTTTCTATATGTTTCATATTTCGTTTCATATAAGTTTCTGTTTGTTTTAAATAGTAAGATGCAAAGTAGGTTGATATGTAAAGAGAGTTGAAAGATACTGGTAATTCAACACTTTTTAATTTATTAGAAACTCTTTTATATACATATTTTTCAACTTCTCCTAATTTATCTAAATAATCTGACCGTCCATTAATAATATTGTATATTAATGTATTGTCAACAAAATCTTCTTCTTTAGCAACATTAAATATTGTATTATTTAGCGGAGTTCTCCAAACTGAAAAGAAATGTAAATTTTTTGTTATATTACTGACATCTTTTTCTGTATTTATATCTTCTTTAATAATTTTTGATAATTCCGTAATAGGTATTTCACTCGCCCAATGTAAATACATAAATTCTAAATCATCTACTGGTATTTTCTTAACAC